GAAAACGAGCGGTTAAAAAGCCAACAGAAAGAGAGGGACGAAAAATGACCGATGAAGAATACGAACAATGGTTGCAATCCTTGCAGAGCGGCAAAACAGCCGTAATGCCGCCCGGAAATCCCCGCCGTCGAGCGGTTCAGCACGAAGCAATGGAGCAAGAAGCCCTTTTCGATTGGGCGAAAGCCGCTTCGGGGTGTTCTCCCGAATTGAAGTTGCTTTATCACATACCGAACGGCGGCAAACGAAATCGTTTTGAAGCCGCGAATTTGAAGCGTCAAGGTGTGAAGGCGGGCGTTCCCGATATTTGCTTGCCCGTCCCGCGCGGTGGCTTTCACGGGCTTTACATCGAACTAAAAGCGGGCGGCAATAAGCCAACAGGAAAGCAAAACGAATGGTTGGCCGACTTGCGGGCGCAAGGTTACGCCGCCGAAGTGTGTGTCGGTTGGAAACAGGCACAGGAACTTATAACAAAATATCTTGGAATGAGAGGGACAAACAAATGATCCACGCACTAAAAACAGAACCGCATTTTTTCGCCGCGGCAAAGCAAGGCATAAAGCCGTTTGAAGTTCGAAAGAATGATCGCGAATTCGTGGTCGGCGATTATTTGGCACTTAACGAATACAACCCCGAAACGAAGCGTTATACGGGACACGCAATTCTTGAAAAGATTTTATATATCCTTGCAGACGAAAGGTTCGTGCCGCCCGGATATGTGATTTTAGGAACGCGCGTTGTTTCGATCGACGACAGCGAATTCGCGTTCAATAGCGCGTCAAAAAACAAACAGGAGGTAACGCGCGAATGAATGCAGGGTCATATAGTGGCTACATCGCAAACGACATCGAATTGAAACAGACACCGAACGGCGTTTCTGTTTGTCGCTTCCGCGTCGCGGTACGCCGTCCGAACAAAAAAGACACTACGGATTTTATCGACTTCGTGGCGTGGCGGCAAAAAGCCGAATTTGTATCGCGCTATTTCCGCAAGGGCCAATGGATCGAAATTTCGGGGTGCTTGACGACCTACAAATGGGAAGACAAAGCAACAGGGAAACCGCGCTATGGCTACGAAGTGGAATGCACCGAAGTTTCGTTCGGCGGCGGCAAACGCGAAGACGGAGCGGGAGCGGGCGAAAACGAATTCCCTGCATTCTCGGAAGACGCGCCCACGTTCGAAGAAGTTTCGTCGGACGAAGCGTTGCCATTCTAACAACAGACGGAGGAAAAACGATGAAAATAAAAAAACTGATTGATCTATGCAAAAAGCGCGGCTGTTTCTATCTTTTTGAAGACGAGTGCGTGCAATGGCTTTCGGACGGCGTGGCACTTTATCCGCTCTACAATGTCCCCGAATTTGACGAAGAAACGCTTTGTCGCACTTTTGATATTACCGAAAAACAGCAAGAAAAAATCGTGTTTAGACACGAAATGCGCCTGCCCTCTCAATACTGTTTTGATGATTTCGCGGACGGCGAAGTGATGTGCGCCCAAAGCCCGGTTATCATCAACGGCGGTTCACACGGGCTGATCGCTTGCAAGACTTCGCAAGGCGTGATGTTCCTTGACCGAAAATATCTTGTTCCGCTTGAAGACACCGCGGAAGGAATGCTTGAAATTTTCGAACGCACGACAAAGGACGGGCAGATTTACTTCGCGGCAAAATCGGGCTTTATGCTTCTTGCGGTCATTATGCCTTACGACGCAATAAACGAAACTTTTGTAAAGCAGTTGAAGACGCTTTGCGAACAATGCGAAGTTGCGCTTTTCAATAAGCAATCGAGAGAACAAGAGATCGAGCAACAAAGCATTTTCGGAGAGGGAGAAACGAGCAACGGAGCGGAGGGCGGCGAATGAACTATATTGCATACATCGTTACCGCGCTTTCGATCGTCGGCACGGTCGCAAACAGTTTCCAAAAGCGGTGGTGTTTCGTCGTGTGGGCTTTCACGAATTCGTTTTGGAGCGTATTCAACATCATAAACGGCAGTTACGCGCAAGCGATCCTTTACGCCTTTAACCTTGCAATGGCCTTTATCGGGCTTTGGAAGTGGCGCAAAAACGAAAAGAAAAAAACGGAGGGCGACTATGAACGCAAAAATTGATTTCAACGCGCTGTTAAATACGGCGATTATTTCGGGGCTTGAAAAGAACCCCGAAGGCAAGGTTTCCGCGGAAGTTATGAAAGTATTTGCCAAACGTGGAATTGGCGTTATGGACGCTATGGCAATGCTTATGGAAATAATGGCCGCAATTCAAGGCGCACAGAACGGAGGTAACAACACTTGACAGGAATTATTATTACCGCGATTATTTGCGGAACGATTATCTTTATAACGGTTTATTCGAAGAAGTAACAGAGAGGTTCGGGAAATGGAAAAGGATTTCACAAAACAATACACAACGGAGGCGTTTCGTTTGTTTGCGCGTCTTGGCTGTCCGTCATACGAGAGGGCGCGCGAAATCGTCTATCAACAGGAGTTGAACAAGCGGTCGGAATGCCCGCCCGATATTGCGGTCGTACAGGCAGAACGCGCCGTCGAAAAGCAGACACCGACACTTCTTGACATCTTGGCCGTGGAAGAAACAATCACCCTTTTGGAGAAGGGCGAAAAATCGAATATTGTAAAAGCCGTGAAAGCCGTCTATTTCGTGAACCCGCAACAACCCTTGCGCCGTGGCGATATATCGAACAGGGTTCGCCGCTTTGCAATTACATATCCCGCAGACGAACGAACTGTTTATAGGTGGCTGAAAGAAGCGCGCCTTTTGTGTGCGGCCATTCGTGGGCTTCGAATAAGCGACGCAGACGAAAGAAAATTCCGCATAGTTCTTTAAGTTGTCAGTAGTGCAAGATAATTATATGCTATACTCTATACGATGAATAAATATATAAAAGAGCCGTGGCGATGAACCACGGTTCTTTTTTCGTGGGATAACACGCCACAAATAATTGACGCAAGGGGTGGGAGCGGTGGCGAAACAGTATGCAAAGGCGTTCTATTCCTCCGACGCTTGGCAAAGGACACGGGCCGCATACTTCAAATACAAATGCGGGCTTTGCGAAAGGTGCGGAGCGGCCGCCGATATAGTACATCACAAACGCTACATCACGCCGAAGAACATAAACGATCCGCGCATTACTCTTGACTTTCGCAATCTTGAATTGCTTTGCATTGATTGCCACAACAAAGAGCATTCAAGCAAGCAAACAAAGCGTTATCAATTCGACGCAAGCGGCAATGTGATCCCCCCCACCCTGCCGAAAAATAAACCACCGACGGAAACCGGAGATTGGACTTGAATTTTACTCCGCGGGTGTACGCACGACGGGTATAGTGTGGAGGGGGTGGGGGTAACGAAGCCGAAGGAGGGTGCTTTTATGGCAAGAAAGAACGAGTTGTCGAAAGAAGAAAAAATCAAGAGAGAAAAAGCCCGCATAAAGCGCGCTTTGTCCGACCTTGACAAAAATAAACTTGCCGTCGTTAGTCCGCTGATTGACACCGTGGCTTTTACCGCGGTTTCGATCGAGGAACTGCAACAGCAGATCAACGAAAACGGCTACACGGTAGAATATAAAAACGGCGAAAACCAATTCGGAACGAAGCAAAGCGACGAGGTAAAAACGCTTCTTGCAATGCAAAAGAATTTGACCGCCGCAATAAAAACGCTTGCCGATATTGCCCCCGCTTCGAAGTCGAAAAAAAGCCGCCTGCAGGAATTGCGGGGCGAGTAAATGCCGTTCGCAAATTATATCTACGAATACGCCGACGCGATACGCACCGGGCGTGTTACTGTTGGCAAGTGGATAGCCGCAATTTACAGGATTTTAATTGCGGGAATTGAACAAAAACGGTGGTTTTTTGACGCAAAAAAGGCAAATAAAGCAATAAAATTCATCGAAAATTTTTGCCGTCATTCCGAAGGGCGCAACGATCTTTTGAAATTGGAATTGTGGCAAAAAGCGATCGTTTCGGCGATCTTTGGAATTGTTGACGCGAACGGGTATCGACAGTTTCGCGAAGTGTTTATAATGGTCGCCCGCAAAAACGGAAAGACGCTATTTGCGGCCGCGATCATCGCATATATGGCGTATCTTGACGGCGAATATGGCGCAAAGATTTATTGCCTTGCGCCCAAACTTGAACAAGCCGACTTGGTATATGACGCATTTTATCAAATCACGCAATCGGACGACGAATTGGGCGACGAAGAATTGACGAAGAAGCGTCGTTCCGACATCTACATTTCGGAGTTCAACACAAGCATTCGCCGCTTGGCCTTCAATTCCAAAAAATCCGACGGTTTCAACCCGCATTTAGTTGTGTGCGACGAAATCGAAGCGTGGCCCGGTGAACAGGGCTTGAAGCAATATGAGGTTATGAAATCCGCGCTTGGCGCGAGAAAACAGCCGCTTATATTGAGCATATCCACCGCGGGTTATATCAACGACGGAATTTTCGACGAACTTATGAAGCGCGCAACCGCGTTTCTTAAAGGCAACAGCGACGAAGCGCGCCTTTTGCCGTTCCTCTATATGATCGACAATGTGGAGCGGTGGGACGACATCGAGGAAATCAAAAAAGCAAATCCGAACTTGGGCGTTTCTGTTTCTGTTTCGTTCTACGAAGAAGAAATCAAAATCGCGCGTCTTTCGCTTTCCAAAAAGGCAGAATTTCTTTGCAAGTATTGCAACATCAAGCAAAATTCTTCCGTTGCGTGGCTTGATTTCGAAGATGTGGAAATCGTTTCGGGTGAACAATACACGCTTGAAGACTTCCGCGGCTGTTATTGCGTCGCGGGCATTGACTTGTCGCGCACAACAGACCTTACAGCCGTTTCAATCGTTATCGAGAGGGACGGAAAGTTTTATATATTTACGCAATTCTTTATGCCGCGGGAGCGGTTGGAAGAAGCGATCGAAGAAGAAGGCGTGCCATACAACATTTACAGGCAACAAGGCGTGCTGACAGTATCGGGCGAACATTTTGTCGATTATCGCGATGTGTACGCTTGGTTCGCTATGTTGGTAAAGCAATACAAAATAAAGCCGCTTCAAGTTGGTTACGACCGTTATTCGTCGCAATACCTTATACAGGACTTGGAAAAAGCGGGCTTCCATACTGACGATGTATTTCAAGGCACAAATCTTTCGCCGCTTTTGGACGAATTCGAAGGCATTTTGAAAGACAGACGCGTGCAGATAGGCACAAACAATCTTTTGAAGGCGCACCTTTTGAATGTGGCTGTTCAAATAAACAGCGGCGACGGTCGCAAAAAGCCTGTAAAGATCGAACAGCGAATGCACATTGACGGCTTTGTGTCGGTAATAGACGCATTCACAGTTCGTTCGAAATATTATTCGCAGATTGGCAAGCAACTTCAAAACGCAAAGAGGGGGTAACACCGTTTGAATATTTTTCAAAGATTTTTTTCGCGCTTCAAACGCACGATAAAGGTTATTTTCAACCGTTCGGAATATATGCCGTGCGGGACGCTTCGTGATAACGAAACAGTTAGTTCGATCGCGCACACGGTCGGAACAAACATTGCCAAACTTTCCCCGCAAGTGATACGGAAGGACGCGTACGGAATTACGATCAAAAACGACCGTCTTTCACGCCTGCTTGCGATCCGACCTTGCCCCGAAATGTCAACCTTTGATTTTCTCTATCGTATCGGAAGCGACATTGTTTTTACTTCGAATTCCTTTTCGATTATCTTTTACAACGAAGATTTTACAGAGGTCGAGCGCATACAGCCCGTAACGGTTCGGGATCACCGAATGTTCGAAGACGAAAACGGGAACTTGTTTCTTCGCTTTATATGGGACTATGACGGGAAGGAATATACTGTACCTTATCAATTCGTAATACACATACGATCGCGATTTAATAAAAAGCGATTTTTGGGAACATCGCCGGACGCTGAATTGAAAAGTTCAACCGACCTTTTGGAAATCACCTACGACGGAATTAAAAAGGTCATTACAAGTTCGGCTTCGCTTCGCGGATATTTGAAGTATAACAACTTCATCGACGACGACGAACTGCAAAAGAAAGTCAAAGAGTTTCAAGACGCGTATATGTCGGCCGAAAACGAAGGCGGGCTTGCGGGCCTTGATAACACAATGGAGTTCAAGGAGATAACGCAACAGCCGCGACAGATCCCCACGACGCAAGTTTCGTTCTTCCGCGATAACATTTGCCGTTATTACAACACAAACGAAAAGATTTTGAGCGGCAATTTCACGGAAGCGGAATGGAACAGTTGGTACGAAGCAGTTATCGAGCCAATCGCCATTCAACTTTCGCTTGAATTCTCTTTCAAACTGTTTTCGGAGCGGCAACGCGGCCACGGAAACAAAATCGTTTTTACTTCGAACCGCCTGCAATATGCGACGCTTCAAACCCGCGCAACGATTGGAAAAGACCTTTTCGACCGTGGCGCGATCACGATCAATCAGTATTTGGAATTGATGTATTATCCCCCTATCGAAGGGGGCGATGTGCGTATGATTTCGTTAAATTATGTCAAGGTTGACGACCAAACGGCATATCAAACGGGACAAAGCGGCGGCAACGATCCCCCTCCCGACGACGGAGAGGGCGATCCCGGCAAAAGCACATCAAAATACATAAAAATGCTGTTGAAAGGAGGGGCGAACGAATGATGATTTACAACAGTTCGAAAAGAGGTTCGGCAAAGGACAATTTGAAACAACTTTTGACCGTAAAAAATGAAACGCTGACAAGCGCGGATTTATATTTCTACGGCGATATTGTTTCCGATTGGTGGGGCGCGTGGACAGATAGCGACCAATACCCCGAAGCAATCCGCGATTTTCTCAAAGAACAGGAAGGAAAGAGCCTTAATATCTACATCAACAGCGGCGGCGGTTCTGTTTTTGCAGGGCTTGCTATTTATAATATGCTGAAACGCCACAAGGGCTTCAAGACCGTTTATGTTGACGGTATGGCGGCTTCCATTGCTTCCGTGATTGCTCTTGCGGGCGATCGCGTCGTCGTTCCCGCAAACGCGTTTATGATGATCCATAAGCCGTGGGCGTGGGGCGAAGGCAACGCGGCAGACTTCCGCAAACTTGCCGACGACTTGGACGCAATCGAAAGCGGAATTATCAATGTTTACAAAGAACACCTTGTCGAGGGTGTGGACATTGCAGATATTGAAAAAATGGTCGCGGAGGAAACTTGGCTGAACGGCGAACAGGCGGCGAAATATTTTGCCGTCGAGGTCGGAGAAGCGAAGGAATACGCGGCAAAAATTACCGACACCGTACGCGCGTACGGAAAAGTACCTACACAGATTATCACTTCCGCGCAAGCGGCTGATAATACCGCAGAAATGCGGGAACAAATCACACGCCTTATTATTAAGGCAACAACGAAAGGAGCATAAAAAACTATGAAGACAGTAAAGGAAATGAAGGCCCGCTTGCGTGCAATCGCCGAGGAAGCAAAGAAAATTCCGCAGGGCGACACGGAGGCACTCAACAAACTTCTTGTGGAGGCACAGGACATCGAAGCAAAGATCGCAGAAGCCGAAGACCGCGCGCACCTTCAGCGTATCGCAGAGGGCGCAGGAGAGGGCGCAGAGGGTGCGAAGAACGGAGAGAACGGACAGAGCGCGGACGACACCGCGACGAAGCGCGGAAAGGCCCTTATGGCGGGCAACGCCGTAAAGCGCACATTTGGCGCGAAGGCCGCGATCACTTCGGGTTCTACTGTAATGCCCGCGCACACCGCAGGCGATGTAAAGCCCGCATTTAACGAGGTTTCAAGCCTTGTTGATCGCGTAAAGATCGTTCCCCTTGCGGGCGGCGAGAGTTACAAGCGCGGCTTTATCAAGGGTTACGGCGAAGGCGACTACACCGCGGAGGGCGCAGACTACGCAGGCGCAGAACCCGTATTCGGTTATGCGGAAATGGTGAAGACCAAAATCACCGCATATTGCGAAGAGCCGGAAGAGGTCGCAAAACTTGCGCCCGCGGAGTATGACAGCGTGATCGGTTCTTCGACCGAGGTTGCGATCCGCAAGAAAATGAACCGCGAAATTCTCTACGGCGCGGGCGGCGCAGGCCACCTTTTCGGCATTTTCCACAACCCCGCAGACGCGGCCGAAGACATCATCGACCGCGACACCGATATTTCCGTCGCAGAGATCACCGAAAACACCCTTGACGAGATCATCTACGCTTACGGCGGCGACGAAGATGTGGCCGACGCGGCGGTGCTGATCCTTAACAAGGCAGACTTGAAGGCGTTTGCAACTTGCCGCAAGAAGGACGGCAACAAGGCATACAAGATCGTAAACCACGGCAACACGGGAACGATCGACGAAGTGCCTTTCATCATCAGTTCCGCTTGCTACGCAATCAGCAAGCCCGCAACCGCGGCAGACGCTTATTGTATGGCATACGGCAATCTTTCCCACTATGAAATGCCCGTATTCTCCGATATGGACATTCAGCGTTCCGCGCATTACAAGTTCAAGCAGGGACAGATCGCCCACCGCGGCGACATCTTTGTCGGCGGTAATGTTGCCGCTTACAACGGCTTCGTTCGCGTGAAGAAGGGCGCGAACTGATAAACGGGGGCGGCTATGGTAACGCAAGAACTTTTGAACGCCGCAAAACTTCGCGTGCGTAAATCGCAAAGTAATGTGCTTGACGAGGACATAAGACAACTTGCAGAAGTAGCCGTCGCAGACTTGGCGCGAATTGGTGTAGCCGACAAGCATTTGTCGGCTTGCACCGATCCGCTTATCAAGGAAGCGATTTTAACCTATGTAAACGCAAATTTCGGGAACAACCCGGAGAAGGAACGCCTTATGGCTTCTTACGATATGCTTTTAACCAAAATCAAGGGAGGGCGTTATTTTGACAAGTGATTGCATTGTAACGCTTGTTGCCGAGATTGACGAAACGACCGAGGAAAAAACGGCGATTTTTGCGAACGTCGAAAACATCGGGCAAAAAGAGTTCTTCGCCGCCGCTTCGCAAGGGTTCAAAGCCGAAGCGAAAATCAGCGTATGGCAAGAGGAATATTCGGGCGAACCGATCGTCGAAATGCCGCTTTTCGGTAAACAAAAACGGCTTTTTGTGTATCGGACATTCAGCCGAACGGACGGAAAAGTGGAACTTTATTTGACCGATAAACGCGGGGTTATCAATGGCAATTAACGCGGATCAAATCGCCGCGGAATTGGCAAAAACGCTTGGGGCATACACGACCGAGATTGCCGAAGAAGTAAAAAAGGCGGCAGACGAAACCGCCGCGCAACTGCTTTTGGACATTCGTTCGGCCGCACCGAAGCGCAAAGGCAAGTACAGACGGGCTATGGCTGTAAAGACAACCCGCGACGGGCCGTATGAGCGCAAAAAACTTTGGTATGTAAAAGCCCCTTATTATCGCCTGCAACACCTTTTGGAGCGCGGACACGCCCTCCGAAACGGCGGTCGGTCGAAAGCATATCCGCATATCGAGAAAAACGAAGCGAAGGCAAAAAAAGCGTTCACGGAGCGGGTGGAAAGGATAATCAAAAATGGCGGTAAATGAACGCGTCGAAGGTTTGTTGAAGCCGGTCGGACTTCCCCTTGCATACCGCAAATTCAAGCCGTATAAGGGCAAGCCCGTTCCCGCGCCGCCTTATTTGATTTACTTCATCGAGAGGGAGAGCGCGCGAGGAAGCGACGACAAAAACTTCTATAAAAAACTTCAAGTCGTGGTTGAACTTTACACCGCGGCAAAATCCCCGACGCTTGAAGAAAGCGTCGAAAACGCAATACAGGAATTCGAATTCGACAAGTACGAAGAATATTTGGACAGCGAAGGAATGTTCTTTGTTTCTTGGGAATTCGACATCTACGAAAAAATACGGAGGCAATAAAAAATGGCTGATAATAAGAGATCGAACACCGAAACAATGACGCTTGGAAGCGGCAAAATTTATTGCGTGGAGTTCGAAGGCACACTTCCCACGGCGGCAGAGATCGAAGAGGACAAAAATATGCTTGGCCGCATTCAGTCGGGCGCGTCCCTTGAATATACGCCCGAATTCTACACAGGCGAAGACGACTTCGGTATCGTGCAGAAGACGATCATCACGAAGGAGGAGGCGAAGTTGAAGACGGGCGTTTGCACTTGGAACGGAAACACCCTTGCGAAACTTTGTTCCACCGCGAGAGTTTCCGAGAAGGACGGAAAACGCGTTGTAAAGATCGGCGGCCGCGTGAACGACAACGGAAAGTCGTATGTTATCCACTTCTTGCACGAAGACAAGAAGGACGGCAATGTGCGCGTTACGATCGTCGGCAAGAACGAAGCGGGCTTCTCTCTTGCTTTTGCAAAGGATAAAGAAACTGTTATCGACGCAGAGTTCAAGGCAAAGCCCCACGACACCGAAGGCACGCTTATTCACTACGAAGAAGATATGGCAACCGCGTAAAGGAGGGCTGAACAATGCTTGATTATACGCAGAGGGCAAAAAAAGCCCTTGTTGTAAAACTTGCCGACGAAACGGTCGTGAGGATCGGCGCGCCGAAAAAGAAACTTTTTTCAAAACTTGCGGGGCTTGAAAAGTCGCTGAAAGCAACCGACGACATCGAATTGCTGTACGACGACATTTTGGGCGTTACCGCGGATATTCTTTCAAACAACATCGAAAGAAAGTCGTTCACAAAAGACGATGTGGACGCAATTATGGACATCGAGGATATGGCCCTTCTTGTCCGCGAATACGCAATTTTCGCAAAGGGTTTGACTAACGACCCAAACTGAAAATCCCGTATTATCCCCGCGACGGAGAAAATACGGGACACGGCTTTACAATAACAACACTTGGCGAACGCCTTGTTTCGGAATATTCGGGCTTGAATTTTATCGAAATTGAGGAATTGCCGATAGATGTTTATTTTCTACTTATGCGCGACGCATTCATTTATAAGCAAGAGAAATCCCCCGAAGGGCGCGAATACTTGAAGAATTGTTGGCGCATAGGTCAAACAGAGCCGGACAGAAACGCATTGCGAAAGCACTTCGGAAAGGAGGGGGAATATGGCCAAAAATGACATAATCAAGGGAATTACAATCGAAATTGGCGGCGATGTTTCCCCGCTTAACAAAGCGTTAGCAAGCGTAAACGACGAAAGCAAAAGTATTCAATCGCAGTTGCGCGCGGTAAACGAACTGTTGAAATTCGACCCGTCGAACGCCGAAGCGATCGTGCAAAAGCAAAGATTGCTTGCGGAAGCCGCCGAAACATCAAGAAAGAAACTTGATATTTTGCGACAGGCGCAAGCCGAAGTGGAAGCGCAGTTCAAATCGGGCAAAATGGGCGAAGCCGAATACAAGGCGTTCCAAACCCGCGTTACATACGCAGAAGCCGAAGTCAAAAAAGCAGAAAAAGCGGTTGACGATTTCGGCGACGAATGCAAAAATAGTGGAAAAGACGCAAAGGGCGCAGGCGAAGACAGCGAAAAGGCGGGAAAGCAAGCCAAACAATCGGGTGAAGACGCGAAAGCGGGCGGCAACGGTTGGGAAAAGTTCGGTTCGCTTGCCGCCGCCGCGGGTAAAGTTGCAGTTGCGGGAATTGCGGCGACAGCAACAGGCGCGGTCGCGCTTGGAAAAGCCGTTGTTGACCAATACGGCGAATTGGAACAGAATTTGGGCGGTTCGGAGGCCGTGTATGGTGCTTATGCTTCGAAAATTCAAAGCATAAGCGAAGAAGCATACCGCACTATGGGAACTTCCCAAAGCGAATATTTGGCAACTGCTAACAAAATGGGCGCGCTGTTTCAAGGTTCGGGCGTGGATCAAGAAAAAAGCCTTGATCTTACCACCCGCGCAATGCAACGCGCCGCGGATATGGCTTCTGTAATGGGTATTGACACGGCGGCGGCTATGGAAGCGGTAACGGGTGCGGCAAAAGGAAACTACACGATGATGGATAATCTTGGTGTAGCAATGAACGCAACGACGCTTGAAGCGTACGCGGCGGCAAAGGGCTTTGAAACCGCATTCAAGGATATGTCGAACGCCGAAAAAGCCGAAGTTGCTATGGCGTACTTCTTTGAGCAAACGGAGCAATACGCAGGCAACTTCGAAAAGGAAGCGACGCAAACAATCAGCGGTTCTTTTGGATTGATGAAAGCCGCGCTTTCCTCTTTCGTTGCAGGGCTTGGAAACGCCGACGCGGATATGGCAAACTTGACGCAAAACCTTGTGGGAAGTTTCGAAGCGGTCGTCGCAAATGTAACGCCGATTATTCAAAACTTGGTGCAAGCATTGCCGACCGTTATAGGCGTTATAATCGACGCTGTGGCAGAGTTGTTCCCGCAACTTATCGGAGTTATCGGCGATCTGCTGACGGAGGTTTCAAATGTCCTTTTGGCGGCAATTCCCGGACTAATTCCTGTTGTGTTCGAAGTTCTGCAAAGCGTGCTAAATTCATTGCTTGAAAATACGCACCTTGTCGTAAATGTAATAATGCAGTTACTAACAGCGGCAATATCGTTCATTACGACAAACCTTCCGTCGTTCATCGACGCGGGCTTGCAGATAATCATTGCGCTTGTTGAAGGTATTACGGCGGCATTGCCAAAGGTCATTCAATCGGTGGTCGATATGATACCGAAATTGGCAAAAGCAATCGTTGCGAATTTGCCGAAAATAGTGCAGGCGGGAATTCAGTTGTTGACTTCGCTTGTGGCGGCGTTGCCGGAAATCATTCAAACGCTGACGGAAGCGGTGTTGGAAATTATAACGGGGATTGTTAATACAATCGTCGAGAATTTGCCGACATTCGTTCAACTTGTTATTGACTTGGTTATGTCGTTGGTGCAAGCAATAACGGACAACCTCCCGTTGATAATCGACGCGGGTGTTACCCTTATTCTTTCGCTTGTTCAAGGCCTTATAAACGCAATTCCGCAACTGTTGGCGGCACTTCCGACCATAATTTCGGCGTTGCTTAACGGCATTTTGGCGGCCATTCCGCAGATCATCAACGCGGGAATTCAGTTGTTGACTTCGCTTGTGGCGGCGTTGCCGACAATCATTCAAACCATTGTTGCGGTGTTGCCGCAAATCATTTCGGGCATTATAAACGCCCTTTTGGCAAATCTTCCGCTTATCATTCAAGCGGGAATTGACTTGCTTGTGGCGTTGGTGCAGGCATTGCCGACGATCATTGTAACGATCGTGCAGGCGATCCCGCAAATTATCGGCGGTATCATTGACGCGCTGATCGGAAACATTGATAAAATCATACTTGCGGGCGTGCAACTGTTTGTGGCCCTTATCGAGAACACCCCGAAAATCATTGTTGAAATTGTGAAAGCAATTCCGCAAATTATCGGCGGTATCGTGAACGCAATTATTGATTTTGTTCCGAAGTTGGCCGAATGCGGCTTGAACCTTATTAAAGGACTTTGGAATGGCATTTCCGACGCGGGCGCGTGGCTTTGGGATAAAATTTCGGGCTTTTTCGGAGGTATCACCGATAAAATAAAAGACTTCTTCGGCATTCATTCGCCGTCAACTATGTTCCGTGATATGATCGGTAAAAACCTTGTTCGCGGAATTGCGGTCGGTGTAGATGTCGAAACGCCGAACCTGCAGGACGACTTGCAAGAGAACTTGGGAAGCGTTACGGCGGGACTTGAAGGCACGCTTGAAGCGGAAAACGCAAAGTTGAAAGTTTCGGGCGGCGGCTTTGGATCAATCAATCTTGGCGGCATTACATTTCACATTGATAATTTCTATAATTCCACCGACAAGGATATGGAGGAACTTACGGAAGAAGCAATGGAATGTGCCGAAGAATATATAAGAAGACGCGGGGGTGTGTTTGCGTGATAATCGAAGGTATAAATCAATTTTCGTTCGGCGGTCGCCGTTCGTATGACGATATGGGTTTGATTATCACCGAACCCCCCGTTTTTACTGTCCCGGAACGCGATCGAAAGTTTATCAGCGTTCCCGGACGAAGCGGCGACATCATCGACGACAACGGACGATATAAAAACATTACGGCTTCATACAAGGTCGCGGCGATCCGCGAGGAATTCGAAATGGAAGCAATGATGAAGAAAATTCGGGCGTGGCTTGTCGGGAACGTCGGATATTCCGTTCTTACCGACACATACGACCCCGCATATTATCACCTTGCCGTCGTAAATGGCGCAATCAGTTTCGAAGAAAAAATGCGGCAAATCGGCACGGGAACAATCAAGTTCAGTTGCAATCCGTACAAATACAGGATTGACGGGCAAAACATTATCACGCTTGCTTCTTCGGGCGTGATATACAACCCCGAAGAATTCGAAAGTACGCCATATATAAAGATCATCGGAAACGGCGATATTTCCCTGCAAATCAATAACGCAACATTCAATTTTGCGGGCGTTGACGGGTATATCGAGATTGACGGCGACATTATGGCGGCGTACAAAGGAACGCTTCTTCAAAACACAAAAATTTCATTCATAGACTTTCCGAAACTTGCGCCCGGTGCAAATAACATTGTATCAAACGGAGCGGTTACGGAAATTCAAATCAAGCCGAGGTGGTGCGCGATATGATACCTATTCTTTACGCGCCCGACGAAAGCAATTTCGACCACGGTGGGATCGGCGCGTTATTCGAAACGACTTCGTGTGTAGTCGAAGAAGAACGCAACGGCGCATTTGAAATCGAATTCAAATACCCCGTGGACGGGCATTTGTATAAATACATCGAAGAAGGTTGCATTGTAAAGGCGAAGCCGAACGACACGGCAGACCCGCAGTTGTTCAGCATTTACCGATCCACGAAGCCAATCAACGGAATTGTTACATTCTACGGCGAACATATTTCGTATGAATTGAGCGGAAACCCCGTTGAAAGCGTGGAGGTCGAAAACGCAATCGCGCAAGACGCAATCGGGCGCGTTCTTGCCGCCGCCCTGCTTCCCCACAAATACACCGCACAAAGCGATATAACCACGCCGAATTCAACGAGCATTGCGCGCGCTTCGGTGCGCGCCGCGCTTGGCGGTGTTTCGGGTTCGATATTGAGTGTATGGGGCGGCGAATACGAATTCGATAATTTCAAAATCAAACTGCATTCGTCGAGAGGGACGAAGACGGGAATAAAAATCGCGTACGGAAAAAATCTTACAGACTTACAACAGGAAAAAAACATTTCCGAAGTGTATGTCGGCGTTTACCCGTATGCGAGGTACACGCCACAGGCGGCAGAAAACGCCGCAGAACAGCCCGAAGAAGTGGTGGTATCTTTGCCCGAAAAAATCATTTGGTCGCCGCACGCGGCGGCATACGCCCGCAAGCGGGTGTGTATCAAGGACTTTTCCGACCGCTTCAACGGCGCGAACAAAATCACCGAAGAACAGTTGCGCGAGGTCGTCGAAGCGTGGGTCGAAACGAGCGGTTTTGATGTCCCCGCCGTCAGCATAACAGTTTCGTTTGTGCATTTGTGGCATTCGCCCGAATACGCGCAATATGCGCTTTTGGAGCGGGTGAACCTTTGCGACAGGGTTTCCGTCGAGTTCTCCAAACTTGGCGTTTCGACCACGGCAAAGGTTATCAAAACGAAATACGATGTTCTAAACGAAAAATATCTGTCAATCACGCTTGGAAGCGCAAAAGCGAATTTTGCCGATACTGTGAACCAAACTTCCGCGGCGATTGAGCAGACCAAACAAGAAATCAAGCAATCGTCGGCGGCTTTGGGCGTTGACATCAAAAAGGCGGTTGACGAAGCGACGCAGGCAATCACAGGACAAAGCGGCGGTTATGTCGTTTTGAACCCGCCGAAGAACCCGCAAGAAATCCTTATAATGGACGCGCCGACCATTGCGGCCGCGAAGAATATTTGGCGGTGGAATAGCGGCGGTTTCGGGCATTCAAAGAACGGCTATAACGGGCCGTTCAGTACAGCGATCACGCAAGACGGTGCGATCGTTGCCGATTTTATAACCGTCGGAAAAGTTGCCGCATTGAATATTGATGTTGCGGGCGTTATCAAGGCGGGCGGCATTGCTATTCTTGGCGATGTTCAAGCCGAAGTCAAGCGCGCAAGCGACGCGGAGGGCGAACTGTCAACCCGCATTACCGCAAACGCCGATGGGATCACAGCAGAGGTTACCCGCGCCACCGAAGCGGAAGACGCGCTTTCGTCGCGTATCACAGCAACGGCCGAAGAAATATCGGCAGAGGTTACCCGCGCAAAAGGTGCGGAAGGCACTTTGTCTTCGCGTATTACGCAGAATGCGGAGGCGATTACAGCCGAAGTCAAGCGCGCAAGCGACGCGGAGGGCGAACTGTCAACCCGCATTACCGCAAACGCCGATGGGATCACAGCAGAGGTTACCCGCGCCACCGAAGCGGAAGACGCGCTTTCGTCGCGTATC